GTTCCCAGTCACGATACTCCGCAGCAATTTCAATGTAGAAATCATCATGGAATAAATTAATATTCCATCGTATATATTCATCAATTTCTTTTTTTAATTGATAAATTTCGTCCTCATCATTTTTAGCTTCCGCCTTTATTAATTGAATAACTCTATTGTCTAAAAAATTGCCAAGACACGCTGAAGTTGCAATTAATGTATTAGGATATTTTTTAACAATTTCTTCTAATTCTTTCATCTCAGTAGGAACACGAACTAATCCTTTTGATGAAAAACTATTAAACCATGCAGTTGAACTTAATTCTCGTAATGCTCTATGACCATCTGAGTTTTTTGCAATTAAAATATAGTGCCAATATTTCTCAATATTGTTTCTATTTTCTACTAAATAAATCTCATTACCACAAGCACATTTAAAATCTTGTGGAATTTTCCCATCTTCCTTTAATTCCTTTTCTGCTAATAACCATTTTACATGACCACTTAAACATTCATGATCTGTTAATGCTAAACCAGCCATACCCAATTTATGGGCTGTAAGAATCATGTCTGGAATTTTGTTTATACTGTCAAAGTAAGCGGACGTTTGAGTATTCGCTGTGTGAATGCGTGTCAAAACGAGATATTTCATTTAAATTACTCATAATCCTTCCCTCCTTTTAAAATATTTTCAATAAAATAATCAGATGTTGTATTTGTTTCTTTTTTAAAGATGTTCCATTCTTCCATTGTCATATCTCTTTTTGCAAGATTTTCAAAAATAGTTAATATTTGTAAATTTTTTATTGAGTTATCTCCTCCACGAGATTTTGGGATAATATGATCTAAACTAGGTTTTGCTAAATCATAAAAAGTATTCTCTCTTTCTTTTTGTTTCCAAAATAAATATATCTGATTGAATTGGTTAATGTAACACTTGATATTTCTTTGTTATAGTTATTCATATAATATTTATTTATTTCTTTAAATGTCATATTATATTCACCTCCTATAATAAAGTAATTTTTTATAAATAGAATCAATTAATTTCAGCAGAAATATTGAGTGTGTTTTTCTTTATTTTATGTTTATATTATAGCATAATTTAGAACAAAAGTCAAGAGAATTATCTCTTGACTTATAGTTACCATCTCATTACGATTTTTACGATATAATAAGAATCTATTACTTCGCCTTTTGATTTTTTCTCTTTTAGTGTGGCAGTATGACTTACAACTTCATATCCATCAGTTTTTGCCTTTTCTTTAAAATTTTCTATTAATGCCATTGCTTCTTCCTCTGTATCTACTTTAATTTCATCTGTTCTTTTCATGATATCCATATTATATTTCCTCCTTATATTTCCAAGTAAAACCATAAGCTTTTTTCCCTTGCTTTATCTGTCTAGATAAATAACTAGCATCTAATTCCATTTGTCTTGCCGCTTCTCTTATACTGGGGAATTCTTGGTTTAATTCTTCACAATAAATTGGATAACTTAATTTAGGATTATTTGTGTTGGATATTTTAATTTTTTCGCCTGCTCTTTTGTTCCTGCTACCATAATTTATATTCTGTTTTTTAGTTACCCACTCCAAGTTACTTAAACAATTATTTAATTTATTCTCATCTTTATGATTCACTTCTAATAACTCCATTTGGTCAACTGGTAAGTAAGTTTCTAAAACTAATCTGTGAATTAGAAATTTTTTCTTTTTATTGTTTTTACTTAATGTGACCACATAATAGTTAGTACGGTCAATTACTGGCTTCAAAAATTTTTTGCTTCTATGAGAGTAAATTCTTCCACAACTAGTTATAGAATATAATCCTTCATATCCTTTTATTTCTAACATATATCTCACCTAAAAATCTGTATTATTTAAATCTTTAATGTCTAGGCTTTCAATAAATATTTGTGAAGTTTCTCTACCACCCCAGACATTAACATTACCTTTCCCAGCTATAGTAATAGAAATTTTACCATTATATTGTGCTAATTTATTAATTAAATCTTTAGCTTTAAATTTGATATAAGTGATATCATTAAATATGAATTTAAGTGTATCCTTATTTGTTCCAATAGTTTGAATTGTATCAATATCAATTGTAATATTTTCTGCAATAATAATCGGTTCAGCACAATTTTGTCCATAGAAATCTTTCCCGTGCTCTAAATCAAGAATCATATCATTGAGATATGAACAATTCCCATTCACTATAAAGTCTGCTTCATAAAAACCTTCATTAAAATTAATGTCAGCAAGCTCTTTATTTGCATACTCATAAAGTTTTGGAATATCATTTACTTTAAGTGAAAAACCGGCGGCATTTGCATGTGTATTAATCCATTGTTTCCAATGGTACAGACTATTTTTTACTATCGCTAGATAGAACACCCATTTCCATTTGCGTACCAATAGCAAATGTACTCCTCAAATTGAGGATAGTCGTTACAGGTTTAATATTGCTTTATTTTTTTCTTTATTATTTCTAATTGGATATATCAATCTATCATCATGATGATTCCGTCCTGCATTAATTTCTTTTACTGCTGAACGTCCCCATCCCAGTTCCGCGCTAATTTTATCTTGAGGAATATCCGTTAAAATAAGCATTTCTATTGCTTTTTTGGCTCGAATGTTATTTAACTCGCTCTCTTTTGGGCGTAAAGGATACTCCTCGTTTTCATCAAACCAGCTTGAACCATCATTGATATGTCTAATGATATTCTCTGTAATATGATACTTTTTTACGATTTGGCGGCGAGGAATTTTCCAATTTTTTAAATCTTTTTTAATTAACTCGGCAACTTCATTTGAGATTTTTGCAAAGTTATTATTCTCTCCCAAGCCATTTGGTGGAGATTGTCCTCCTTCACAAATATTGTATCCATTTGGGACGAGGCTACGATATTGCTGAATAAATTCTATTTCTTTCTCATTGTAATCCTCATACCAACCAAGGATTTCAAAAGAAAAATTTTCTTTACCATATTTAATTATTGCATCATGAATCAAAGAGCGATATTTAAGATTTTTTTCACAGTGCTCAATAAAACGTCGATTTGGATCGTTTGACTGCCCAATATAAATTTTATGATTAATCTTATTTTCAATTTTATAAATTGCCTTCATTCTATTCACCTCCTCTTTATTATTATATCATATTTTACGAAATAAAGCAATATTTTTCCCACGAGATCTCCATATCTAATAGACTTAGGTTACCTCGTTAGCCGCTTAATGCGACCCCCTTGGTGTTGGGTAAAGGTGTTATGGGCCATACTTAACCCTCAACATATTCTATATAACCGCTTTTCAATAAAAACTCTTTAAAATCTTTAAGTTCTGATTCTCCTCTTCCTCTCATTGAACCTTTAAGATATCCTTCATTATTAATTCTACCAAGCAATACTGGCTTTTTATGGTCTGCAGCGACACCCATCGCACAAAGACCAGTTAGTGTATTTGATACGTCCAGTTCATCTGCATTGAGAATAAGAATTTTATTATCGTCAAGACAATCATTTGAAATTTGAATATTTAAAAGATCAAGAGCCTTGTCTTTTTCTCTATTTTGTCTCGCTCTTGCATTTGCGCAGTTTCTTGCGCTTTGTTCTGCAATTGTCTCCATCTCTCCTTTATGACCTCTCTTGGTGGAAGGAATAATTTCATCGCCTTTAACAAAGGATTTAAATAATAATTCTTTTTCATTTGGCGTTCCAACTCGAATGAGAGCATTAATAAGGGGTGCAATATAAAATGCTACCTGAATTGGAGTTAATTTTGCATTATCTAAAAGCGTCTCAGTAAGAGCATCTGTAGCCAAGCCAAAAATTGAATAGCCTTGTTGTTTAACAAGTTTTCTTAGTCCAAAATTTTTAAAATGACTAAAACCATAATCGCAAATATATCTATTTTCAAGAGTATTTAAATTCATCATATCTCCGCACCAAGTCCCCTCGTATTTCTACAAGGCTCTGACTATTTTTTAGTGTTACTAACACCATATCTCTTTCGGTTCTCATTGGCTTCGTTTCCTAAAACCAAGACACGTATCAATAGTGTCCCTACTCCCCAACAACGGGGATAGTCGATACAGGTTTAATGAATATCTTTATAAGTTATTTTATGAACAACTTTATCAACTGTTGATTTTGATTTATCGGGATATAAAGTTTTCCAAATTTCTGTCACCGATAATCCTTGCTCAAATAACAATCTCATTTTTATTACTTCCTCTTTAGTAAAGCATCTTTTATTGTTTTTTGCTATTTCAGTTGAATTAGATTTTGCTTGTGTTCGATGCCATAATTTGTTTTCTTCTGTATGATATTCTAGATGAATATCTTTCCAAGTTCTAAACCACCAAACATTTTGTAATCCTCTTTTTGAGATTTTATCTGAATAAATTTTAAATACTTCTTTAAATTGAATGTGATTATTATAACACTCTCTAATATAGATTACGTCTTCTTTAGATAAAATTACTCGTCCATTTTTTTCACCAGAAATATCTGATCTTTCAAAATCTCCACCTTCAGTGCCATTATAACCATTTTTATAAGAATTATAATATTTTATCCAAAAAATTTCTCTTTCATTTAATAATTCTTTGGAGCATTCTTCTAATACCTCTACATAGAAGTTTTCTCGTCCCAATTCTCTCATTGCAGAATGTATTTGATTATTAAATTCTAATCTTTTTGGATTTGCATCTATTTTTCCAAGCCCATAGTGTGTCAACCATCTTTTATGAATGTCAACCGATTGTCCAATATAAACTTTATCATTTATAATATTTTTTATAATATAAATTCCTTGGACAATTTTCACCTCCTTTAAAAAATTTTTTGATATTCATTTTTCCCACGAGACTCGCATATACTCCATAAAGATGATAAGACTTTATATCATTGTACTTAGCTACCCTCGTTAGCCATATTTATGACCCCATTGATAAATGGAAAAGTAAGTAAGGGCAATCATTCACCCTCGCAAATACAAAGAATAGCATCTTGACCCAAAACTTCTGCATCACTGAGCTTATCAATAAAATTAATTTTATTTTTCTTGAGTGATGCCATTTCTTTGTTATGATTTAGAATTGCCTCTCTCGCCCTATCTGCGGCCTTTTCTGCTTTCTCATATTTGGTCAACAATTCGCAAACATTTTTTAAATCATTCTCATTTGTTAAAATATATTCCTTTAAAGACTGGGATATAGCCGTAGACGTTGCTGTTCTTGCTTCTGGATTAGCTAATGCTGTTTTTGCTTGATTGGAAAACTGTCCAACCTTAACTTTAACAGAAACAAAACCGTCAAGCATATTACGAATTTGTTCCCCACTAAAACTTTTTTTCATCAGAGAGTTAAAAGTTCTTGTTAATGAAGATTTAAAACCACTTATAAATGCTCCACCCTCTCTCATATAAAGACCATTGGCATATCCTTTTATTTGTCCTCTTTTTGAAACCCACTGTAGAGCAAGTTCGACTTTACAATCATCAGTTTCGTAAAAATAAGAAAAAGGACGAGACAAGGCAAATTCACTATTTAAACCATCTATTAATCCATTTTCAGAATAAAAAGTCTCTTCCTCTCCATCAATTATAAGAAGAATTTTTAATTCCTTAGTAAAGTATGACATTTCCATTAACATACTTCTAAGATTGTCGTAATGAATAAAAATGTCGCCATATACATCTGGATCTGGGACATATGTAATTAAAGTTCCAGTTTCATTTGTTTTACCTTTTATTTCAACATCACACTCTGGCGTTGCCCCTTCTGAAGTTGAACTAAACTTTTGATAATAGATGTTTCCATCTCTTTTTACTTGAACTTCTAACCATTTAGCTGTATGATTTACAACTTTATTTCCCTCACCATTAATTCCAACCGAACTAACATATGCTCCTTCTTGATGTTTTCCACCACTGTGAGGAATCATAAAAGCCGCGGTCAAAGAGTTCATCCCATCATCTCTTATTCCAACTGGGATACCTCTCATATTATCTTCAACAGATATTTCTTTTGC